GTCAATGCAGAGGATGCTGCTATCGTGCGGTATATCTCTCCTGACCAGTGCCCGGATCGTAACCGTATTGTCTTTGATGACAGCGGCAGCATGTACGGGCAAATCGAGAATGCAAAGCTCGGAGTGATTGAGTATCTCAGGAATTGCATTCCTAACCAAACAGCGGTGGCGGTACATTTTATGAATACCACTAGCTGGAGCACCAGTCTGCGCTCGAATCTTGTAGAACTCGGCGCGGATATGCAAGAGTGCAATCTGAGTAGTGGTGGTACACCGTTCTTTAATACGCTCAAGAAAGCACTCGAAGCGAAGCCAGCTTTGACACGGTTGATTGCGTTCACCGATGGAAGCCCAACGGACGAATTAGCCGCGGAGGAAGAATCTCAAGAGATGCAAGGATTCTACTCCCATCAGATTAACAAATGGACAGCCTCCGCGAATGTGATTATCAAGATCGCCAAAGGTATCGGTGGTGCTACGTGTATCCCAATCGACACCGTGTACTTTGGTCATCACGATGAGCGTGCGATCAACTTGCTCAAGTATCTTAGCGACCAAACGGGCGGCTACTTCCTCCACTTCGACCCGGCGAAGGTAAATTTCAAGACTGCCTTCAAGTACCTCGCGCCTGTTAATCGGTTGATGCTTAGTAGTGGCAGCTTTCGTGCTTCACTCGAACGTGGTGAAAAAGCATGACCCAACCCCAACTCGATGCAGCAGCTTTCTTTATAATCATGACCTGTGCGCTTGGTACAATCTACGGCTTCAAGGCCCTATGGAAGATCAGCGCGCAGGTTGTAACCCAAATCAGGAGTCTCAAAAATGCTCCCAAGTGAACTCCAACTCAAACAAAAAGCCCTCCTCGAACAGTATGCACCTGCAATCCAAAAGCAGGTGCATATTCTCACGATCAAATGTGTATCTCTCGGTGTGCCCTCGCTCTTCACGCGCATGATCGAAGGGCCAGTGGTTCGTACATTCTTCTTTCAACCTCAAGGACTCGCGCAGTTTGGGCCACTAATGTCCAAGGAAGAAGAACTCGCTGGTTCCCTCGGCGTTGAATCTGTACGTGTAGAGCGGGTGCTCGGAGAAATCGCAATCAGCGTCCCGCGGTCTGATAGGCAGCTTATTGAGTTTGATAAGTGTCTTCATACCATGTTGACAAGTCCCCTTACAAAAGACATGGCGCTCCCACTTCTAATGGGAACGTCTACGAACGGAGAGCACCTCTATGCTGACTTATCTGCACAACCGCATCTCCTCATCGCTGGCACTACGGGATCAGGTAAGTCTGTCTACACAGCTCAGCTTATCTGCTCGCTTGCACTCTTTAGGACTCCTGAGGAGCTTGAGTTTGTGCTTGTGGATACAAAGAATCTGGACTTAGTGTTGTTTAAGGGTCTGGAGCATGTAAAGTACGTGCTCTCGAATATTGAGGATTTGAGAATTGCACTTCAACAGCTTCTTGGAGAAGTGCGGCTACGTAATCAAGAGATGAGTGGTATTGCACGTAATATCACTGAGTGGAATCAGCTGCAAGATATTCATGCAAGTGCAATTCGTGGTTCTGGTATGCAGAAATACAAAGACTATGAACGCTCACGCAAGATGAAACACAAAGTCCTGATCGTAGACGAACTCGCAGATGTGTTTATGCAAGATAGAGCATATCTCTCGACATTCAAGAAGAACGAACGTCCTCCCTCAATCGAGGGCTTAGTCCAACAAATCGCCCAAATTAGCCGCGCCGCTGGCGTGCATCTGATCTTGGCAACACAACGGCCGTCTGTAAAGACACTCACCGGGGAGATTAAGGCTAATTTCCCTGCACGTGTGAGCTTCAAGCTCCCAACTCAGACAGATAGCAGGGTCATTCTAGACGAGAACGGCGCTGAAAACTTACTTGGCAAAGGGGATTACCTGTATAAAATCGCAGGTTCCGATACCGTCAAGCGAGCACATTCTGCATTTGTCAGTACGAATGACATTGCAACGATCTTGATCCAAAACGAACAGATAAGGAGACAATATGAGATGCAAAAATAAAATCCACTGGCGTCCTCTAGTTCACCCGAACAAGCCGCTTTGTGGAACTAAGAACTGGATAGTATGTCTTATTGGACGATTCAAACTCCAAGGTAAGGATATAACCTGTCTGACTTGTCGAAAATTAGCAGGTCAGTTATGACCCAATCCCGTGAACGCGCAGAAGCTCTGATGCAAGAGCAGCGGCTTGGACGTGATTATTACGAAGATCACGAGCGAGAGATGGCTGCTTATGGAGCGGAAGATTCCGAAAAAGGAGAAGAAGATGAAAATTGAAGAAGATCCAGAAGCAAAATGCACTTGTGGTCACTGGCAAGAAGATCACATAGAGTGGCATGAAGAATGCTGTATGTGCGATTGTCCAAAATTTGAATTGAGAGAGGAGGACGACGAAGCATGAAATACACCTACACAAGATACTGGGGCATCTTCACTATCCAAACCGATATCCCAGGCAAATCCAGAATCGTTGGCTACGGGTATTCTGGGCAGCCTAGTGCTTTGAACGATATCCACAGACAAAACGTTCAAAACGTTGGCCCGCTCCCCGCAGGTACCTACGTAATCAACGAGATCGTTGATGATATCAAGCGCGGTAAACACACATGCGTACTAGTAGCTGCACCCACGAATAAGATGTATGGCCGCAGCGGCTTCCTGATCCACGGCGACACTGAAGCAGAAGCGCATGATGCTAGCGATGGCTGCATAATCTGTCCGTACTTGATACGAACAATGTTCATGGCACAAGATATAATTGAGGTGCTTTAATAAAGCGGGGCGACCCCCGCGAATTCAGACAAATCGACTCGTTGGGGGTCAACTCCTTTATTTTGAACAGTTTAAGCCGCATTCTTGGGCTGCATTTTGTGCTTGACGGCTCGTGTACACCTGTGCGACACTTAGATATGGGCAAGCCGCGCCAAAGCGCCATAGCCCTCTGGAGAGTCGATTTCAATGCCAGCACAAAGCAGCAGAACTTCTACAATAACAGTACGCTTACTTAATGAGCATCTTAGCGCTTTGAAGCGACTTCCAGTAGGCGAAACCGCTTCCTCACTTATCCGCAGGCTTTTGACTGATTATTTCAGCAAATCCCAAAGACAAAACGCAGCATAAGCAGTCCACGCGCTAAAAGCGTCAGGAGTCTTGTGTGTCTGAATATCAAGAAGCTGAGTTTACAGAGGCACAGTTTTTAGAGACTGTACCCACCGACGAACCAGAGCTAATTCCCACCGAAGAACTCGCCGAGATCCCACTCCCAGACGCAGAACCAGAGGAGCCTCATGTAGCATATCTTGTATGTGAGGTTTGTCTGGAGCTTAATTTGACTACACACAGCGTGATCGCTTGCGCGGGTTGTGGGCTTGCATTTTGTTATCACTTCCAGAGTGCAATTGATAGTCAATTCTGTGTCAACTGCATGAGTGATATCAGTGTCACGAAGCAAGTGATCACAAAGACATACGAACATCAGAATCCTGAGACTGGTGAGTGCACATTCTATCGGCGCCGTGCGCGTGAGATTAAGATAGATGGTTTGAGTTGGCTGTTCGCACAGCGGCGCATCACCGAACTTGCTGACGTGGAACTTGACATGGCTATCGAATATCATCGGAACATTTGTTCTTTGATGATTACGGAGTCTGAGCGTAGACGTAACGAGAAGATGCATCGGTATGCGAATACCCCAATGCCGATCCCGACACCCTCGACGACCACAGTAACGAATGGCACCACTACCACGGTGAAGAAATCCCGTACAGTATCGAAGACAAAAGGTACCGAACAAGTAGCCGCGATACTGGCCTCGTTACAAGCGAAGGGTATGAGCATTGCAGACATTTTGAAAGCAGTTAAGAAATAGCGCAAATGCGCAGGAGCAGGAGAAATGGCAGGTTTACCGACAGTACCACCGACAGGACTAGCAGCGGCACTGACAGCCAAACCGGGTGTGATTGTAAATGCGCCCGTTGATCTAGTCAACCATCCACCGCATTATACATTTGGAAAGTATGAAGTTCTTGATGTACTAATGGATTGGTTCCCACAAAGTCCACTTATGTGGCAGGTTGTGAAGTATATTGCGAGAGCCGCGCATAAGGGGAATTTGATCGAGGATTTGAAGAAAGCTCAGTTCTATCTCAATAAGCAGATAGAGATACTGGAGAAGAAATAATGTCCAAGCCGAGCGTCGGACTGATTCAGTTCCTAGCTCATAATCCATTGCCTTGGCTAAAGTACGACGAAGCCAAAGGTAAATTAGTGATGGTTGTTGATAACCATCTCATGTCTACTTACCGCGCTTGCCCTACACACTTCGTCCGTGCTCACATAGACGGATACAAACGTAAAGGCGTAACTTCTGACGTAACGCGGAACTGGTTCCTTGATTTCGGGATCTGTCTCCATAAGATGCTCGAAGTGTACTACCAGAACTTCCAGACCGCGGATTTTGATATCGTGTCTTTTGCGACACAACGCGGATTCGCTGAGTGGAGCGAGATGAAGATGGATGCGCATTGTGAGCACAAAGAATATAAGCTCATAGGCGGGCTTCCTGGATTCACGGCGCTGCTCATTCAGTACGCTACGATCATGAGTGCGCAGAATGAGCATCTTCGCATCCTAGGAACAGAGGTATCGTTTGGACGAAATCTTGAAGTTCCACTTTTGATTCGGGATGATTTGGAAGTTTATCTTGCAGGACGGATGGATCTGATTGTGGACGATGGGTACTTTATTTGTCCAATGGATCACAAAACAATGGGTACTTTCCGCGGCGATCCGGGTCTACGATTTGAGACAGACGAAGGCCCGACTGGTTATATCTATGCCCTTGCTAGCGTGCTGCCGCAGATGCTTACAGAGGAGCAGATTCTCAAACGTGATTGCTCTAAGATATTGATGAACTTAATCAGTAAAGCACCCACTTCCGTGCCGCAGGATAGGTTTAAGCGCATTCCGATTCGGAAAACTGCTTGGCAATTGGAGCAGTATCATCATCGTATGATAACCACAGCTGAGGAGATGGTTCGCAGCGTAGAGAGTGTAGCTAGCTTCTTCCCAATCCACAGAAACACGCAAGTCTGCCAAAACTGGGTACATCAAACTTGCACGTACTTTGATGTATGCAGACAGCAAAGCAAAGAAGCAGAAGCTATGACTCTTCAGAATGGTTTTATCAAAGCAGCTCTTTGGAATACTGAAGAAGTCAAACCAACCACCTAAACACGGAGCAGGAGAAACGGACCCCAAATGGTAACTAAAACCTATACCGCACTTGCCTCAATCCCTAAGACCAAGATTGTTACTTGCAGCGCCGTGCTTGAGAACCATATGCAATGCTGGCGCGCGGGTGATTTCTTGGTCCACCAAGTAACAGTTCAACCCGCGGTCGCGGCTACAAAGACCACGCCGGCAGTGGCAGAAGCGGTTGATGAGTTGGATTATCAACTCTGTCGCCGTCACGCGAATGCGGATAAGGAAGCATACGACAAAACCAATCCGCCAACTCCAGAAGCAGCGGCGTAGTAGAAGAAGGAGCAGGACCCTTTATGGCAACCCCCGCAGTTACACCCTCTCCACCGACACAAGCTGATCCATTCAAAGGCATGAGTGGAGTTCGTTCCGAAGACGTACAGCAGGAAGCACGTCTTAAAATCGCAATCATGGGAAAACCAAAATCAGGTAAAAGCTGGCTCGCCGCAACAGCACCACAGCCAGTCCGATACTATGATTTTGATAACCGCAAAGAATCACTCGCAGGTAAGCCTGGACTTAGTATTTGCAGCCCTCCCGAATTAACAATGCTAGCGGTAGAATCCGATCTTTCGATTATGAAAGCAAACAAGATTAAAAAACTGCCGCTTCCTTCTACTGTAGTTTTTGATTCAGTAACTTTCATGAACCGTGCAATGGAGGAAGAGATATTTCGACAAGATGCCAAGTTATACCGTTCAATTCGAGTAGGGAATTCTACCAGTATTAAGATTCGTAACAGCTGGGACGTAATCAACGGTTTGCAACGATACGTCGAGTATCTGATTGCTGAATTCTCAGGTCTAGGCGTTAATCTCATTTTTGTTTTCCACGAGCGTGATGAAAAAGACAAGGCTGAATCAACAGCTACCGAGACAAAGTACACTGGCTTGATAACTGTAGATCCTCAGTACTTGGCAAATAGTTTATCATTGTTTAATGAAGTATATCGCATCTCAGTTAATGGCGCGCGTAAATACGAAGTTACATGCCGGCCAAACTGGGATGTGAATGCTTCTACAACAATGCTTCTTGATCCAGTTGAAGAGCCAGACCTGGGGAAGATGATAGCAAAACATAAAGAAAGGAGAAGTCAACTTGAAAATAAGGCGCCGAGCAAGTGAAACTGTCAAAAGAGAGCAAGCTAAAGAAAGACTTGCTTTAAAATGCGCAGTTGTCGCAAGCGGTTG